ATTCCGCCCCGACCGAGGGGGCGAGTGCGAAGATTACGCCCAGCACGATGAAGGGTTGGGCGAGGGCGTCTACCCGGTGGGGGACCTGCCGATGAACCCGCATACCTCATGTCTCTGCACCACGGAGCAGGCGACCGTGAGCATCGACGAGTTCATAGGATGGGTGGAGGACTTCAAGAACGGGAGTCCGAACGTCATCGGTGAGTGGTGGGAGAAGTACGGAATGGAGATGGCGGCATAGAAACACCCGCGCAAGCGGTTCATATACTGGCCCCTCGGAAAGACCGGGGGGCTTTTCTACACCTGGGAGGTGTACGACATGGCTGACGCGACCGATACGGGCGCGGAGACGAAGGCGGAGGAGACTTCGGTCGAGACTTCGGGCAAGGATTGGGAGGCAGAGGCAAAGCACTTTCAGTCCATCGCGGACAAGAGAGATGCAGACTACAAGGCCCTGAACGACAGACTGGAGAAGATGCAGGCAGACCAGAACGCCCGGCAGACGGCGGAGCTGGAGGAGAAGGAGAAGTTCAAAGAGCTTTACGAGGGCTCCAAAGCCCAACTCGAGGCGACCGCCAAGGAGAAGGCGGCACTCGACCTGAGGGTGAAGCTCCAGGATTTCGTCTCCGAGAAGCACCCCGAGTTCGCGCCTGACCTCAAGTGGATCGCCCCACACGTCTCGGACGAAGAAACCATCGCCTCGGTCGTGGACGAGTACGTGAAGGCACATCCCAAGGCACAGGGCGCGGGCACAGCCAACCTGGGTAACAAGGGCGCGGCGGAGGGCACCACCATCAAGGTGTCCAAAGCCCAACTGGACGACCCGGTGCAACTGGGCGAGCTGCTCGAAAAGCATCCCACCATCCTCCAGATGATCGAGTCAGGGGAAGCAATCCTCACCTGACGAGGAGGTGAAAAGATAAATGGCAACGACTAGCAAAACAGACGTAGCGAGAGCTATCCCGACCGTATATGGTCGGCGCATCCTGAACGAGGCTCGCAAGAGCGCGTTCCTGACCCGCTTCGAGGGGTCCGAGGGGTCCGGTATGCCCATCATCGTCAAGGAGGAACTCACGAAGGAGCCTGGTGACACCATCAGGATAACCACCGTGAAGAACCTCACCGGCGCAGGTGTGAGCGGAGATACCGCCCTGGAGGGCGCGGAGGAGGCGCTCGTCATAGACGACGTCGAGGTGTCCATCACCCAGTACCGCCACGCCGTGAGGTATAACAAAACCGCGCGGCAGCAGTCGATACTGGCGATGGCAGAGAAGTCGGTGGATGCGCTGTCCTACTGGACCGCGCAGAAGCTCGACTCCCTGGGATTCACCGAACTGGTGAACTCACCGGATAACGTCATCTACGGCGGCGACGCCACCAGCCTGAACACGATCGACTCGACGGACAAGCTCACGACCACGGTCATCAGCAAGGCCAAGGCGAAGGCGGAGGAGCTGCTCATGCGACCTGTGAAGGTGGCAGGCGAGCTCCCGTTCTACGTGATGGTCATTCACCCCTACCAGGCATACGACCTGAAGGTGTCTGACACCACATGGCAGCAGGCGCAGAGGGAAGCTCTGCCCCGCAGCCCGGACCACCCGCTGTTCACCGGCGCTCTGGGAATGTGGGACGGCGTAATCCTTTACGCGCATCCCAACGTGTCCCGCGCCGCGAACGCCAACAGCCCCGCTGTCAACTGCGGCAAGGCGGTCCTGCTCTCTGCGGAGTGCATGGCACACGCCTACGGGCAGCACCCGGACCTGGTCCTGAAAACCTTCGACTACGACAACCAGTTCGGCACCGCTATCTCATTCGTGACCGGTCATGCAAAGGCCGAGCTCGACGGGAGCGATACCGGCGTGATCGTCGTCGAGACTTCAGCGTCCGACCCGAACGCATAGGAGGTGTAGGTAGGGGGGCTTCGGCCCCCCGCTCCACCATGAGAATAAGGTACCTGGCATACATCGGGCCCAAGCCCACCAAGCGCGTGAACCTTCCCGGTGACCGCTGGCTTGAGTTCGAGAAGGGCAAGACCGTGGACCTCCTGGAGACGGGAATCACGGACGCGCTCGCCAGGGACCTTTTGCGGAGCGGGCTTTTCCAACTGAGGAACCAGCCGGTCATCATCTCGCCCAAGGCGAAGCCCTCCAAGAGGGTGCTGATGAAGTTGGACGGGTTGGTACTGAACATCCTCACGCGGACCTGCGACCGCCCCAACCGATTCAGGAGACTGAAGGAGAGCATCAAGGCGCAGAAGTGGGGGGGCAAGGTCTGGCACATCGTCTCCATCGACCGGCCCTGTGACTACGTGGATGCCGACGTTATTGTACCAGCCCTGGGGACGATAGCACCTAATCCACCGGACTCTGACCAGAGGTACAGGGACGCGCCCTACAACCTCTACGTCAACGACCTCCTCGAGGCCGTGGAGGACGGCTGGATACTGATACTGGACGACGACGATGAACTCCTGGACGAGAAGGCTTTGGCGGCTCTTGAGCCGTACATGACCGACCCCGACAAGATGCTCGTCTGCCGGTTCGCTATGAACCTGCCGCGGTCGGAGAAGGTCATGGTCATGCCGGTCAACTTCGGGGATGAACTTGTAGCTAACGACGTGGCCTGCTCCTGCGTGGTGTTCCACTCGAAGTGGAAGCATCTCGCCAAGTGGCACGGGAAATACTGCGGCGATTTCTACGGAATGAGCAACCTTTCGAAGAAACTCCCCGTGGTGTGGGTTGACAAGGTTCTGGCAGGGACGCAGCACGGCCCTGGCGACGGGAGCCTGGGCGCGACGAAGTACACGCTCTGGACCCCGAGGAAGGTGACAGTTCCGAAGAAGGGCGAGCCGCTCCTGTCCATCGTGATACCCGTCATGAACCAGGCGAAGTACACCAAGGCGATCCTCAAGAACATCTCCGAGACCGTCCACATCCCCTATGAAATCATCGTGGTGGATAACAACTCCACCGACGAGACCCCGGAGATACTGGACGGGTGCCGGGTCATACGGAACCAGCACAACGCGGGCCTCTCAAAGGCGTGGAACCAGGGCTGTGAAGAAGCCCACGGGACGCACATCGCGGTCCTGAATAATGACCTCCTCCTCCCAGACGGTTGGGCGGAGACATTGATGGCCCACGACAAGGCCGCGATCTGCCCGACCTACTCCCAGGGTGAGACCGTACCGAAGGGCTTTGCCAAGAAGAACGCGCAGCTCAACGCGAAGCGCAAGACGACCCGGGCCGCGCTACCCTGCGGGGACTTCCCCCAGGGCTTTGCCGGGTTCTGCTTCATGCTCACCCGTGAAGCATACGAGCGGACGGGGCCGTTTGACGAGCAATACTTTTACTGGTTCGGTGACCGGGACTACTACCACCGGCTGAACGAGATGGGCTTCAAGTGCGTCCAGAGCACCAACGTCCAGATTCATCATTACGTGAGCAAGACGCTGGCGACCTGTTCCGACTTCGAGAAGGTCAAGGCCAGGGAATATCGGACGTTCAAGGCGAGGTGGCCCGATGATAGACTTTCGTGAGGAACAGGCGCTCTCTCTGTTGGCCTCCTTCGACATCGGTGAGATGGACTTCATCGACAACGGGCAGTTCAGTTTCATCGACTCCGCCGCTTTGTATCACCTGGTCCGCACCAGGGAACCGAAGTACATCGTGGAGGTGGGGTCCGGGTTCTCCACCGCGATAATCAAGCAGGCCCACAAGGGCCGGTTGGTCAGTATCGACCCCGAGCCACGCACGGAGATAACCTCCGAGCACATCCCGGCACGGGTGGAGACTCTACCGATGGGGACCTTCGACGATTGCGATATGCTGTTCATCGACAGCTCGCACCAAGTGGTCCAGGGTGGCGACGCACCGCACCTTTTCTTCAGTGTCCTCCCCCGGCTCAAGAAGGGGGCGTTGATTCACTTCCACGACATATTCTTGCCCGACGACTACCCGCCGGGCTGGGCCCCCAGGATGTACGGCGAGATGTACATCCTGAGGGCCCTATTGGAGAACAACGCGGATTACCGGGTCATCTGGCCCGGCTATCTGATGGCGACCCGCCATTCACAGAAGATGATCGACAAGCTGGGCACCGCGGCGAGCGTGGGCTCATTCTGGATGGAGAAATGCTAGTAGAGAAAGAGATTTATGGCTCGAGGATGCTCCTCGATACCGACGACGGCCCCAACTCTATATCCGCCGACCTCTGGCGGGACGGCACCCGAGAATGGGACTGTCCCCAGAGGGTTCATCAGTACGTCACCGAGGGGATGACCTGTCTGTGCGTGGGGTCCTCGATAGGCTACTACGCCCTGATGTGCGCGCGACTTGTGAGGAACTTCGGTCACGTGTACGCCATCGAGCCTCTACCGTCAAACGTGGGTATAGTCCAGGCGGCTATCCTTTTGAACGACTACAAGAACATCAGCGTCCACGAGCTGGCGATCGGTTCTTACAACGGGGCCAACACGTTCCTGGTAAGACCCCAGTCGAACCTGGGAAGGCTCCGTACCACGTCTGCAAATGAGATGCCGGGCTATACACCGCTGGAGGTCAAGCAGATGACCCTCGACTCTTTCGTGGAGTCGCAGGGAATCCAGAGAGTGGACTTCATCAACTTCGATATTGAATCAGCGGAGGTGGAATTGGTAGCCGGGGCGGAGAAAACACTGGGCTCAGACATCACCCCCAAGGGTTCGATCATGTTCGCGGAGTGGCACACCTGCCACTTCACCGACCCGGTCAAGGACATGATGCCCGCCCTTCAAAAGGTTCTCGATTGGGGATGGGTGCCGAGGCATTGTATCCCCGTGGAACCGATGGAGGAGATTCCGCTGGAGAAGTTCGCCCTGGAAGCCTGCACGACATGGAAGAAGGCGGCGCCCCGGATATTCTTCGAGAAGATACGTGCCTGACATAGTCGAACTGCGCGACCAGTGGCAGGGGCCGAACATCGAGATCGGCAGATACACCTACGCCGCGTCCCTGCCGAGCCTGAACAATATGCCGTGCCCCGTGAGCATCGGCAAGTTCTGCTCCATAGCCGCCAACCTGAACTTCAACGTGGGCGGCGGTCACCACCTGGACTGTGGTTCCACGTATCCGTTCGACGCCCTTGACTACTGGCCCGAGGCCGACGGGGATTTGTATCCCCATCACAAGGGGCTGGCGATCGTCATCGGCAGCGATGTGTGGATTGGCCTGAACGTCTGGATAATGCACAACTCGCCCATCGGTGACGGCGCGGTCATCGGCGCGAACGCGGTGGTCAGAGAAGCGGTCAGACCTTATGCCATCGTCCTCGGCAACCCCGCCCGAGAGGTGGGGCGGCGCTTTGATGACGAGACCGTGGAGAAGTTGCTGACCCTGAAGTGGTGGGACTGGCCCGAGGAAAAGATACGGGCGCACATGAAGCTCATCACCTCCAATGACATGGGGGCGCTGTGCTCAATCTCGTGATGGGAGTGGGACGACGAGACGGTGAGGGAGAACCTGCCCTGGCTGTTGGGACCACCGGAGGTGCTACTCAATGTTACATGAGTGTCCGTTCTTGAGGAAGCCTTGCGAAAGTGCGGCTTGCAGGTTCGGGTTTTGGAGACCGACTTGGATAGAGATGAACCTCGGCGGAGCGCCCGACGGGTACTACGCCTTGGAGCACGAGGCCAGGTGCAGCCTAGCGCCCGAGCGGGGCAGGGTCTTGCCCGACGAGGAGCGGCGTGCCCTGCGGGGCGAGAAGCCGAGACGGCACCGGCACCGGCAAGGGGGTGATTTGTAATGGCATTTGACTGGGAATGGATAGAGAACAATCTCAAGCAGATGCACCCGGTTGACCGCAGGCAGGTCGAGGCGAGATTCAGAGAAAGGTATGGACAATCTCTTTCTCAAGAGTCATTTAATGCTTTGCCGAACCGTCTTCAGTTTGCTCATGCGGCGGGATTTGCTCAGTTGGCGATGGTCGGACCAGGGCCCCCATGCTGAACCTGGTCATGGTGACCTACAACGACTGGCCCCTCATACAGAGGGCGGTCGAGTCGGTCAAGGCGGATAGGATGTTCTTCGTGGACGGGAGGTTCCGCGACTTTCCCCACGAGCCCGACGCGCCGGGGTACAGTACAGACGGGACGTTGGAATACCTGAAGGGGCTCGGAGGAGAGACGAGCATCAAGATTGCGGAGGGGCTCACAGAGGTCGAGAAACGCTCTCTATACCTGTTGGGGGAACCAGGGGACTGGTACTTCCATTTGGACGCGGACGAGTGGGTTACAACCCCTCAGATGCCAAACCTGAACCCCGACCTGGACGCCGCGCTGTGCCTCATCGAGTGGGAGAACGGCTCGGGCTGGTACCCGAGGCTGTTCAGGCATATCGAGGGGATGAAGTACGAGGACCTCCACCATCAACTGGTGGACTCCCAGGGGAACCTCATCGTGAACATATACGAGACCGGCGAGGGGTACCGCAGCGCGAGAATCGGACTGAAGATACAGCACGACAAGGCGCTGAGAGACCCCCAGCGCATCAAGGAGAAGCACCGATATTACGAGCGCCTGACCGCCGCCGAGAAGCGCATCAGGGAGGAGAGGGACTTTGGACGCTACCTTGCTTGAGCATATACGAGAGCTGATAGACGACAGCGCCACGCCGCCCCTGGTCCCGACCACCACGATCGAGCGGGTGGCAAAGACCAGACGTTCACGGGTGTACTATGTCGCGCTGTACTCAGACGACGACCTCACCTGGTACTCGGGGCGGAACTACGTGGAGACCACGGAACTCGCGGACGCTTACGAGGGCGACGTCCTCACCCCCGCCTCGTCGGACCCCATCGAGGGGTCGTGGACCTTCGCCACGGCTGTGAACGCGGTGTACCTCAAGGGCTACGCCTACGACCTGTTGGATATAGTCGCGCGGCTCTGGTTGGTCAAGGGCGACCTGTTGGACGCCTACGGCATGAACTACTCGCTCGGTGACGAGAACGTGGACAAGGGCTCCTCGCGGGAATACTGCATCCAGAAATACTGGCAGTACGCCACGAGCAAGGGGGGGCGGGTCCAACGTCGATAGTTGACATCATGCGGTCAGACACCCTGGCGATGATCGCGGACAACCCTGTGAGCATCACCATCTCGCGCAAGACCTGGACGGTGGCGAACGGCAAGCGGTCCAGCTCCTCGAGCACTCTCGCGGCGCAGACGGTCCGACTCTACAACGCCAAGGGTCCTAGAACTCGGGCCGGTGACGAGAACCGCTTCGACTGGCAGCGGGAGCTCAAGATGCTGTGTGCCTATGACGCCAACGTGAAATCACACACCAACGAGAACGACGACAAGTTCACGGTGGACGGGGTCACCTATCTCATCAGGGATGTGAACGCCGTCAAGTGGAATGGGCTGGTCATCTCGAAACAGTGTTTCCTGGAGGAACTCCATGCTTAAAGGACTGGGCGCGGTATCAGCAAACCTGGACGCCTGGGCGCTCAAGAAGAAGATAGCCGTCGCCGCCTACGGGCAGATGGTAGCGGCCCCGAAACTGCAAGCCTACGCCCGAGCGAACGCACCCTGGAACGACATCTCAGGGCAGGCCCGCGCAGGGCTCAAGGGGTCCAGTTCGACCAGGGGGAACAAGGTCATGGTGACCCTGGCCCACTCGATGAGTTACGGGCCCTACCTGGAGCTCTGCAACGACGGGAATTATGCAATCCTGGACCCGACGATTAACGCGCTCAAGGCCGAGATATTCGGGGGCTACCGGAGGATTATGATGATGTAGCATGGCGGAGAAAACCACACGTGACGCGGTGAAGGACCACCTCACCACCAACTGCCCCTCGTTCACCGGGGGGTTTTTTCAACCCCAGATAGCCGACGCCAACACCACGAAACCCTTCGGTGTGGTGAGGATGGGACCGGAGGACGCCGCCTTCCGCCAGGGCCACGTCAAGCGGGTCCTGGTGAGCGTCCACGCCGAGCGAGATGACTACAACAGCCTGGATTCCCTGGTGCGGAGCGTGGTGAACGCTTTGAACGACGTCATGGTATTCGCGGGGTCTGTCTCCGGGCTGAACCTGTACGTGCACACCATCCACGTCGGGACCACCGCTGATTACAACGACGACGACCGGCAGACCACCGTGAGGACCGCAGAGTTCGAGACGAGACTAGCGAGGTGAACATGAACGAGAGTCCATACCGGAGTGCACCGCGGAAGGTGCAACCCAAGAAGAAACCGACGGTGAAGGTGGAGAAGATATACGTCGCCACCGCCTCCACCCGGTACAAGTTCCTGTGCGACGGGACGACCTGCCTGCTCCAGGTGGGGGTCTCACCGACGGGACTGACCGAGGCGCAGACGAGAGAGCTCAAGAAGTTCAACCGAATCGAGGAGGTGAAATAGAGTGGCTGACCATTACTTCAATAACATCGAACAGATACGGGTAACGGAGCTTCTGGACACTGGTGCCGCGGACCCCTCCGCGGTTGCCAAGACCAGCACGGTTCCGAAGGAGTTGTCCGTATCCTACGTGTACGAGGACGGTGAGGAGCTGGTACAGCGTGGAGGCGGCGAGAACGTCTGCACCCTGACCGAGCAGGACGAGCCCAAGGGCGCGGACCTGGACCTCACACTCGCCACCGCCGAGTACGACGTCAAGCAGGTGATCGCGGGCGGTACGCTCAAGACCTCTGGCCTGGACAGCACCGGATGGGAGTTCCCCAACACGGTCCCGGGCCCGTTCAAGCTGGAGGCATGGATACCGAAGTACGACACCACCGTCTCGACCGAGGGCATGGTGGATGGGTACCTCAAGGTGACGTGCAACTTCTGCAAGGGCAGGGTCTCAGAGGCAACCGCCGCCGACCGGGAATGGCTGGAGGACAAGTTCTCCATCAAGGCCAGGGTAAACCCCAGTTCGGGAGATGCGGCCTACGAGGAGGAGGAGGTGGCGTCCATCACCTAGAGTGGTGGGAACCCCATGACCGAGGCAAACACAGAACTCAAGGTGACGAGCCTTGAACAGATCGAGAAGATAAAGCATGAGGAGACAGTGGAGCTCCCCATGTTCCTGGACGGGACGCCGCTGGTTGTAAGGCTACGGCGTCCCTCTGTCCTACGCATGGCGCAACTGGGGCAGATACCAAACGCGCTGTCCTCTGCCCTCGACGACTTGATGGATATGTCGAACTCGGAGGCCAAGAGCCCCATACAGGAGAGGGCCGAGGTGCTGTCACTCATCGCCACGGCCTGCCTGGTGGAGCCCACATACGAGAGCCTCAAGGACGTCCTGGACTCGACCCAGCTCATGGCTATCTGGTCATGGGTCATGGCGGGGGTGAACGCCCTAGAGCCCTTTCGTGCGTTCAGAGAGGTTTTTGTTACTCGTGCGTATGAGCGAACGGTGGAGGATGAGGCCGAGTCAGTTCCTCAAGATTGAGGACGAGTACACGGCCTTCTGCGTTGACGAGACCGCCACCATCCTGCTGGCGATGATGGAGGACGGCAGGGAACCCAAGTGCATAAAGGACGCCCGGAGCAAGGCGTCCGTCGAGAACGCGAGCAAGCGCGTCCGCAAGCACGGCGGGCGCTTCACTATCAGAGGGAAATAGATGTTCGGAAACCTGGGGACTATCTGGGCCGAGATGGGCCTGGACACCACGAAACTGAATATGGGAGTGGCGAAGGCGAAGGCGTCGATGGCGTCGATGGGGAGTTCTTCGGGAGCCCTGGTCAGCAGCCTCAAGAGCGCGGCTGTCGGGGTGGGCCTCGTCGGGGGAGTCATCGCCGCGGCGTCTGTGAAGATGGCGGCTGACTTCGATACCTCGATACGCAAGGCGGGGTCAGTTGCCGAAGCCACCGACGCCCAGATGAAAACCTGGGGCAAGTCTGTCCTCGATATGTCGAAGAAGTTCCCCCAGAGCGCGACTGAGATTGCCGACGCCCTGTATTGGATCAAGTCGGATATGCCCGACGCCACGGACGCCCAGCAGTTCGCCACGCTCGAGATCGCCGCCAAGGGTGCCGTTGGTGGTATCGCGGAACTCGAAGATGCGACCGAGGCCCTCATCACGGTTCAGAACGCCTACAACGACCAGAACCCCGCCAAGTACATGGACCTGATGACCTGGGCCGTCCAGAGAGGTTCCATCACCCTCCAGGACTTTGTCGCCAACATGGGCAAGGCGACCGGCACCGCCGCGATGACCGACGTCCCCTTTCAAGAACTCGCAGCCGCCGCCGCTACCCTGACCCGCAAGGGTGTCCCCGCCGACACCGCGTTCATGGCCTTGAACCAGACCATGATGGCGTTTCTCAAGAACACCGACGAGGCCGGGGAGATAGCCCAGAAGTACGGGATAGACATGAGCCTGGCAGGGCTCAAGTCGAAGGGCCTGGCGGGGTCCCTCATGGAAATCTCGCAGAAGGTCCCAGATGACGAGCTCGCCCGCCTATTTCCTAATATACGCGCCCTCCGTGCCGTGTTCCCCTTGGCGGGGACAGCCGCCGCGGAGTTCGCCCGCGACCTTTCCCTGGCGGGCGAAGCCACCGGCACCACGGACAAGATGGCGGAGATTAACATGGCCTCCCTGGAGAACCGCTTCAAGGTGATGGTCAATAACATCAAGAAGCCCATGATCGAGCTGGGGACCAAGCTGTTCCCCATCCTCGAGAAGGCCATGAACGCCGTGGTGCGGATATTCGACGGCAAGAATCAAGCCTTCAACGTGTTCGCCAACGCTCTGAAGATGGCGGGCAAAGCCGCTTACGGTTTGGCGGACGCCCTCTTGAAGATATGGCCCGTCCTCCTTCTGATTGCCGGTGGCTTCGCCGCGATGAAGATAACCAATTTCGTCACCTCGATCGCCTCCGCTGCAACGAAACTGCCCCTCCTGAACACGGTGCTGGACAACCTGCGCCTAGGCCTGGGCGGAGTAATGCCCATCGGGGGCCTTGCAACTTCTCTGGGGACCGTCGCGCTCCTGGCGGCTCCAGCCGCTATCAGTGTCGGGCTGTTCATCAAGAACACCATCGACATGAACCGCGAGGCCGAAGCAGCAGCCAAGACCCTCCTGAAGATGCGCGAGGCGCACAAGGAAACCGCCCTCGCCACCCTCCCGCTGGTGCAAAAACTAGATGATGTTCGCAAGAAGCAGGCCGAAGCAGCGGAAGGCTCGCAGGAATACATTAACGCCACACAGGAAGTTCGTGACGTGCAGAACCAGATCGCCGCGAACTTCCCCAGCCTGGCGCAGGGATGGGACGAGGAGCGGAACGCCATCCTGGGGAACACGCGCGAGATGAAGGCCAACCTCATGACTCGAATCGGGCTGGCGGGATACTCGGTCACGTCCGGGGAACCCACTGAGTTCCAGAACGTCGAGGCGATGGTCCAGAAGATGGACAAGACGCAGACCCGCTTCGATACCATGAACGCCCAGGTCACCGAACTGGCGTCACTTTTCGACGCGGCTGGCCTCTCGGGGTCAGACGTTTTCGACGCATGGTATACCAGCGCGGAGGCTGGCACCCAGGTCACCACCGCCATGATGCACGAGCTCCAGCAGACGGGGCAGATGAGCATTCAGGAGTGGCAGCGTATTTCCCCTCTGATGGATATGCTCAACCGCGAGGCCACCATCTGGGGTGGGACCTTGGGAAGTCTGAACACCACGCTCCAGCAGCTCGGGCCAGAGTGGGCCGCGGGTGTGCAGGCGATGGCACAGCAGGCCATGAGCGCGGGGCAGCAACTCCAGGGGATGCCCAACTACATCCTTTTGGCTTACCGCTCCGCCAAGCCCGAGATGCAGGAGGCCGGGGTATCCGCGTTTGCGGCCTACTTGACGGGCATGATGCAGAACCAGGGCATGGCGGCAGGCAACGCCGGGGCGATCGCACAGCAACCTTTCAACGAGGGGACATTCGTTGCGACCGGCAACGCCGCCGTCGATGCGGCCCTGGCGAGCATGGCGCAGAAGGTCCAGATGTCGAATCTCGGCAAGGGCGCGGCAGCAGCCCTCAAGCAATCGTTCTCCGGGATGGACAACCTGTTCGGCGGCAAGAAGGAACAGAAGATAACCCTCAAGGTCTCTGACGGGGGAACAGGAAAGAGCCTGAACGGGTCCCTCAAGCAGGTCCAGGACAGCGCGAACAAGTTGAATAATACGAAGCCGGTTGTCAACGCGCGGGGCAACACCGCCAAGGCCAACGCCACCATCGCGCGGTTGCAGAACCGACTCGCGGCTATCGACGGCAAGACCCTGGCGACAGTCAGTGTCAAGGCCGTGATAAGGGGCTCGGGACCGTTCACCGCCGACGAGTATGTGAAGTACCTGGAGAATAAGATAGGGGGCGCGAGCCCTCAACTGACCGTGAACGCCAAACTGGGGAAGGGCGCGGTCTTTGGGATGGAGAAGGAGTGGGCCGCGCTCCAGAGCAACGCCCTGGTGGGGTGGTCCGGTTCGCGCATGGCCCCCAACGAGTCCTCGATGGGGATAGACGACTGGAACCGCATCAACGAGGCCATCGCAGACCTCGCCCCGGGCAACGCCGCCGCGCTCAAAGCGTGGTGGGACATGAACGGTGCGCTCACCGCGGCAAAGGCCGCGATGGAGAAGTACGCCACGCAGATTGACGCATCCGAGGCCCGGCTCACCAAACTGAGAATCACCCAGGACGCGCTGAATAAGAGTCTCCAGGCGCACCAGGACAAGTTGAACGCCTACGCATCGATGAAGATTATCGGGGAGACGGCGGCGGCGGATAAGTCCCTGTCGCTCCAGCATCAGATAAACGGCCTGGAACTCGCGCGGCTGAAGGCGCTCGACCAGAAGAAGTACAAAGAGGCGGCGGCTTACGCGGGTCAGAAGAAGCAGGTGGAGAAGCAGAAGGAACTACTCGACCTCCAGACCACCTACAACTATGAGATGCAGCAGGCGGCTATCGACCGCACCCTGAACCCGGTGACGGAGCACAGTTCGGGCTACATCATCAGCGGTATCAAGACGGAACAGAATGCCATCTCCCAGACCAAGGCCGCGATCGCCAAGGTCGAGAGTCAGATTTCAGCGGAGGAGGCCACGGTCAACCGGCTCAAAGCCGCGCAGGACGGCGCGACCGCGTCCGTGACGGCGTACCAGGCCCGAGTGGACCAGATGGCGCAGAACTTCCGGGACCACTACCAGGAGATGATAAACAAGGTGCAGGAGCTTGCACGAGCCCAAGAGCAAGCCGCCCAACAGGGCGGAGGTGCTCCGCACTACGCCAGCGGAGGGCCTGTGACGAGCACCGGCCTCATCTACGCCCACGCCGGGGAGTACGTCCTGTCACGGGATATGCTCCGCGCCATGCGGGGCAAGGGCTCGACGACCAAGACCTCCAATTCCGTCTCGAACTTCTTCTTCAATAAGCTGGAACTGGTTGGGGTGCAGGACCCGGACGGGCTCAAGAAACAACTCATGGACGCGCGACTGAGAATGGCGGTGCCCGGATGATATGCCGATTCACCAATGGGGTAGGCGGCTCGACCCTCCTTGACCTGAATGACGCCACGACCTACTGGTACCTGGACGGCTCGGAGTTTCCCCTTCCAGAGGTCCTCTATACCTGGGTGGAGAACTCGCAGGCCGACGGGAAAAGGCTGGCGGATTGGCGGTTGGGCGGCAACACCATCACGCTCAAGCTGTTGGTGAGGGGCACCAGTAACGCAGACACATACGACAAGCTCCGGGTCCTGATGAAGCGCCTCCTCAAAGAGGGAACCCTCGAGGTGAGGATGTACGGCGCGGACACTTCGGTGTTCTACCACACGTATCCCGCCCTGCCGAAACTCCCCGACTTCGCTAAGAAGTTCGTCATCGACCAGAACGCGATGAGCAACGTCACCATCGAGATACCCGTTGACCCCGTGGTCAAGACCTCGGTAGTCACGCTTGACGTGATTAAATCCCTGGGGCCGAACGATGACTTCGGCTCGTTGGTCTCCGGTACCGATGCTGACAACTGGACCGAGACTGATACCGGCGGGGGTGCGGTAACGTATGGTAGTAACTCTTGCACCTTGGACATCAGTGTTGCACTGGGGGATGACCTAGCAGAGATAAAGGATGAAGGGTATCTGGCGGTCGATTCATCTCTGCATTACCAGTGTATCGCCCCTGCGCTCGAGGTGGTTCCAGGCTGGCAGTTCAAGGTCAAGTTGCTGTGCTATGACGTCTCGGACAACCTTTTGTCCACGCTGACCCTGGTCGATACCTTCGATATTGAGTGGCCCTTCGGTGCCACCATTGGCGACGCCTGCGAGTTCAAAGGAACGGGCGTCATCAATCCAGTGGGTGGAAGCGCCCCGGCGTTCCCCGCAGGGACCACCAAGGTCAAGCGCCAGTTATATATTTACGGCACGGCGGGTCAGATAAACCTCTCCGGATTATGGTTCGGTTGCACCGAGTATGTCCCAGGCTACAAGGTCTCCGGGCTAACGGCGTTTGTCATCCCCGGCGCGGACATCCTCGGGGATGTCCCCAGCAAGGCCGACGTTCACCTTGGCGTCATACATAACCGCTTCACCGACTTAATCTGCGGGCAGAGGAAGTTATACTCGGACGACTTCAACCCCGCCCAGAAGCCAACGGCTGGGACTCCCGCATGGGATGGCAGGCGGTACCTCCACGGCTATCAAGTTGTCCCCGCCCTTACCGAACTGCTTGATGACCCGGACTTCAGCGAATACACGGGCTCAGGCACCAGCGCGGATTTCACCTATTGGACGGAGACGACATACGGAACGGGAACCCTGGAGCCACTTGTTGACGGGGTTTACGCATTATACCCCGCCGTTGGTGATGGGGCCATGCTCGTCAGTGACAAGGTTGTCCTTGACCCGACCGATACTCATCTTATGGATTTCCAGGCAATGGGTTACGCCCCTGGAAGCAGCCTCGTGACCGCAGCGTTCTACGACGGGGCAGTTCTGGTGGGGACCAAGGTCCTCTATGACGGACCCCCTCCTGGACGCGCCGGGGTGCAAGCGTATATCTTGCCCGACGATTGCCCCGCGGGGACGGACGGGGTAACACTCTCAGTGTTCGGTGAACGTGTGGGAATCGGTCGGTACCAGAGTTACTTTCGACTCTCCCTTTCCATAGTGACGAAGGCCAGCGTGGTGTTCCCTGTCGAGGACCACGAGGGGCGCTATTTCGTGACGGCAGGCTTTTCCTACGGGGGTTCCACCGCCAACGGAACCGCCTCTGTCCTCGCGGCCCTGGAGACCAGCACGGGTGAGGAGATCACCCCGGCAACCTATGGGCAGGCGATAGACCCCGGTGACCCGAACGGCGACTTCAAAGAGGTGCTCCTTCTCGACCGGCTCAAGGTCAGGGTCCCGGTCATGGGCATATCAGATAACGCCGACCTCTCGGACATCTACCAGTCCATGACGGTTACACCGGACTCCGAGAACGCGGAGGACCTCTGGATTGACCATATCGCCCTCATACCTTACGACCGGGCCTGTACGATGGTCAGTGGATGGGCCGATAAGGATTACCTCATCCTGGACTCGCGCTCTACGAAACAGGCATTGGTGTCCCTCGACGGGACGCTCGAAAAGGCCCTGGCCTACCGCCATAGTGGATGGCAAGGCCCGCCCGATTTCGAGGCCGACCCCGATGGGATGAACCTGGTGGTGCTGGCGGTCAAGGATAACTCCGACGACCAGGAACTCACCCCGCTGTATGACCTGTCCATCGTGTATAACCCCGCCTATCTCCTGGTGACGTAATGCGCATCGAGATATGGACGAAGGACAAGACCACCCGGCTGTCTGTCCTCACCTCTGACAACGAGGATGCGGGCTTCAAGTTCACCGACCTCGAATATAGCTCGAATACCTGGGGTTTCCAGACAGCCTCCTTCACGCTGAAGCGCAGCATCAAAGATTACTGGGAGGACCTCGAGGACTCCCTCCTGGTCAAGATATACCACGCCACCTTAGTTTGGGAGGGCGACATCGAGGGCGTGGACCGGCAGAGCGACGAGGAGGAGTCTTACCAGGTCCAATGCGTCGGTCTTTCCTCCCGGCTGAAGAACCAGGGGACGGATTACAACGGGGCCGACCTGGATCCCGCCGAGAAGATGAGCACGTTCATCACCGACCACATCCTGACGGACACCGACCTCGGCCTGACCGCGGGAATAGTGGACACGGATGACTTCGAGTTCATCACCGGGCTCACGTTCTTCCCCGGCAAGACCTACCAGGAGATGCTCGACGAGGCCAACGAGTTCAACGGGTATCGACCGTGTGTGTGGGAGGACGGAGAGTTCTCATGGGCCCCACGCGAGACCGCCCCCAGTTATTTCGTGAACCTGGAGGATTGCGAAAAGACCACGCTGAACCGCACCCGCGAGAAGGTCAAGAACTGGGTCCAGGTGGCCTATTCCCCCGACGGCTCGACCTACGGTTACGAGGTGGACTTCGACCAGGATTCCATCGACCTCCACGGGAAACGCTGTCTCTACCTCTCGATCGAGGGGGATGACGTCGAGGCCGCGCAAGTGGCGGATACGGCTCTGGCCCAGCTCAAGGACTTGAAGCCGCTCTCGTCTCTGACCACCGATGTCATTTATGACCAGTACGGTAGTCGGGTTGACCCCGAAGAAGTCAGAGCGGGCAAGGTCGTCACGGTCAGGGGGCTTCTCAGCACCGAGGAAACCATCGGCGGCGGTATCAACGAGTCGCACACGTGGGAGATCGGTGAGACCTCGTACAAGGACGGAAAGGTCTCGATGTCCCCGGGTGGGGGAGACGACCGGCTGGACGTATTGCTCAAGCAGTTCAGTAACAAAAGCGATTACTAGGAGTCACGAGTGGGCAGGATATTCGGATGGATACTGGGGAGTCAAATACGGTGGGATAAAGCCCCTCCGCCCTCGGTAGCCGCCACAGCACACAACCTCATAGATACGACGAATCACCCCGTTACAGGACTGACCGCCGGACATTTCCTCAAGGCGACGGGTGCCACGACTTACGCCTTCGGAGCGCATGACCTCACGGCGGCTGACGTTGGAGCAGCGGCAGCCGGCTACCTCGCAACTGGTTGGATGACAGCGGACGCGCTGACCTTCGCGAGTGCCGATGCGCCGACATACACGGTCACGGTCGCAGGGGACCAGACGGCGAAATACACGCCGGGCATGAGGATGAAATGCGACCAGACCCAGACCCCCGGTTACTTCATAATCACAAAGGTGACCTACTCTGCGGGTACGGGGCTTACGACGCTAACGTTGTACGGCGGGACGGACTACACGCTGGACGCGGACCCGGCGATAACGAGCCCGGCCTACTCGCACGTGAAAGCGCCTGTAGGCTTTCCGCTCGACCCCCTGAAGTGGACTGTCCTGGTCACAGACACCAAAGACCGCAGCAAGGCCACGCCAACAGCGAATAACTGGTATGAGTTTACCAGCAACCCCACTATCACGGTTCCAATAGGGTTGTGGGAGTTGTCTTATCAGGTCAACTACCTTGTGTATAGGTCAGCCACAACCGCCTCATTTATTTACGGGTCGGTGGCACTCAGTAACGGAGTCCCTAGCCCGACAACTGACCCGCCGACAGACTTGGACATGATTGCACTTATAGGCGGTAGTGACGGGACATCTCACGCTGGCGACCAGATAGGGGCGTTGTGTCACAGAAGCAAGACGAAGAACCTGAGTACAAAGACCACCTACAACCTTATCTGCATGACCCCATCTGCGAACGTGGCGGTACTGGGGGCGCAGAACGCTTCTGGGACGATGGTACTAAAAGCCGAATGTAAATACTTATAGGAAATACAATGGAAGACGCTTTACAAATTGAAATTAAGGATTGGATAAAGAAAATAAGGTATGAATTAAATTACTTAGAAGAACTTCTAATTAAAAATAGATTAGATGATTGTGAAATGTATGAAGACTTTCAATCAGAAAGAGTAAGTATGAATAAGTTCATAAAAGAACTTAAGGAAGAAACGAAGGAGAGCTAATAATGGGAACTATATCAGGAACAGTAACTGCTACCGGATTGGGGCATGCTTTAGACAATGTAATACTTTGTTTATTTTCTGTAGATAATCCAGAAATACAACCACTTCCTACTCTTGATGAAATATGGTTTTGGGATGAAACTGAAGATACTGATGAAAGTGGTAACTATACATTTGATGATGTAGATAATGGTGATTATCTTTTAGTTGCTATTAGATTTTATAATACAACAGATATAGTAATTCCTACTTGGTATGGAGATACTACTAATGTTTTTACTGCTTCGGCTTTAACTGTAAATGGTGATGAAGTAAATGTTGATATAGACATGCAGATTGCTAATGGTTCAGTAGCATCAGGAAACATA